TAGTTGTTACATCAGTTTGAGTGTGGCGGTTTACTCTCTGTCTTCCACCATCTTCTGTTGCAGTATGAGTAATGGTTGTTGCTGATACAGGAGCAAGAACAGCAACTGAAGAAACTACATTATTAACTGTGTTAGAACTGACTAGAGTTGGTGGTGGAGGTGTTCCACCAGTTTCATAAATGTCTAAGACACCATTGTTGTTAGCATCACCAGAAAGAAGACCAGCGGATAAAGTTACAGTTCCTGTGCGAATAACCTGTGAAGATGGATCCCAATCCATCGTTGGTTGTGCAATAGGATTATATGTAAACTGATAATCTCCAGCAGCTAAGTTGGTAAACGTAACACCTTGCCAGGTATAACTCTGAGTTGAACCATATAAAGCATTTGGATCACCGTAAGGAATCAGAGATGTTCCATCCGACATAAAGTAGTTTGTTCCAGGAATCAATCCTGTTGGTTCAGTGTTCTGAAGTAAAGTCCAGTTTACTGTTGTTGGTGTAAAAGAAGTTCCATTAACTCCTTGTAGAGTCATTGACCCTTCAGTAAAGTTAGTTCCAGCGTGCCAGGAACCATACCAAAACGTTACTGTTCCATTGCCCCCACCAACATATCCTAAAGAGTTGGTGTGTGCTAATGCTGCTGTTGGCACTCCAAGAAGAAGCGCAGACGCTGCAGCGAGCGCCTTATGCGTGTAAGACATAAAAATAAGGTGAGTTGGTGTGGTAGTAATCGTCTAGAACTACCAAACACAACTCACCTTGGTGTGGGTTCGAGTTGCAGTTTCAACTCACTGGTTGAAACTATTTAGTCATCCCTTCTTCCAGGCTTCACCTTCTGCCTTTCTTCTACGAGCAAGACCTGCTTCTACATTAGAACCAGGATTACGATAGAGGAATAAAGCATCGGGAACTAGATCCCATTCTTTATTCTTCAGGCGTTTAGTAATAGTATTAAAGTTATCGCCACCGTAAAAACCGGCACCAAGATTATAAGCAAAGCTGAGCAGAGCGCCTCTTTTTCCATCTGACATTTCACTCCAGAAAGGTATTTTACGAAGTGCAGGAAGAAACTCTTTCTTGCACTGCTCAATGAGAAGTGCATCTGCTTCTGCCTGTGTTAATGTATCACCAAGTTTGAATGCTGAACCATCCTTCTTACGAGTTGAACCCCAACCAATAGTGATTGGGAGACCACCAGTCAGAGGGTCAGGATATGCCTTCAGATGGCATCCTTCAAACTCTTTGATTAACTTGATGCCCATCATTGGAACATCATCACCACCTGTTACAGGAGCTGCAGCAGCAGGGGTTGCTGGTGCAGCACTAGTCTTTTTTCCGCGAAAGAGCTCCGCCCACTCTACGTTATCTTCCAAGAACTTAACCGGAAGGTTATCTTCTAACCACTGAACTGCTTTAACGTGGTTAGGGTTTCTTTCATCATAGAACTGAAAGAAATTATGCAGATCAATTTTTGCCATTGTTGCCTCCGAAGTATTTTTGATAAAGTTGATGTGCTTCTACATGTTTACCATTATTAGTCAGATCTTTGATACGTTGTAAGATCTTCCTCTTAAAATTAATCGAAAATTCTTCCCCATCCATCATTCCCTCCTGGACACCAACGGTGCTTCAGAACTGCTTTGGTGTAAATGGTTTTCTTACCATTCGTCACAGGTCCAGTGTAGTTATCGTTGAGAGAACCATATGGATCGTTTACAAAATATCCCTTACCATCAGGGGTCTTACCAATTACAACACACATGTGCCCACCAGTAGGTGCAGATAGAGGACCGCGATGCAGGATACCAATAACGACAGGTTTTCCAGCATCGAGACTTTTATCAATATCAGCAAAAGACAAATTGTAACTAAAGTGTGACTTAATTCCATAACCCGCCAGAACCTTTGTCTGTACGGCATGGTCAGTCGTGTCACCAATCGCAAATACTTTCTTGACATATTCGTCATCACCTTTAATGCTTCCTGGCTTGAGGAAAGCAAGGCACATAGCACATGACGAACTGTTACAAGTTCTATGTGCATCTCTGTAGTTGTCTACTTGGTTAAAGTATGGAACATCAAGAACTGCTGGTGTAGGTGGTTTTGTTCTGTAAATACCAATCCAGTCAGTTTCTGCATCATCCATAAACTCAGCAGGTAGGTTATCTTCTAACCATTGGACTGCTGCTACGTGATTTGAATTCTTTTCGTCGTAAAACTTGAAAAAGTTATGAAGATCAAGTGTCATCTCCCTCTCCTATGAACTCTAATGAGAAAATATCATGGTCTAGAATTTCTGGATTCAACCATTCACGAAATTCTGATTGAATCGCATGGGCATTCTCAAGATTTTCTTCACAGAGAGTATGAATACGGTCAACTGCCCAATCATGTGTTTCCTGAAGAGTCTCTTCCAAAGTTACCATAATCTTTTCGCATGTAGCGCCCTAGGATATTACTATTGTAATACGCAGGCGTTCCATCGTCAAGAGACTCAATCAACACATTATTTAGGAAAAGCTGTTTGGTTTCTTCGTAATTGCATTGTCCTTTGGTTGTATGGAGGCTAAGTATTCTTCTGTCGCAGGATGTTTTTCCCCAAGTGTTAATATCGGACTTGAGTTCATCACTGGAGCCGTAATACTTTTTCCAATCGGACTCTGCCTTAACTTTTCTAGATTTTCCTCTTGGTTTGCGGAAACTCCAGAAATACTTTCGACCAATATACGAACGATTAGTTGGACGGCAATGTATATGATATACAAAACCAAAATAATCTTGAATATGATCAGAATCAAATACTTCCCCATTGTAGATCCAGGGGTTTTCATAACTCATACTTAAAGTCTTTATGAGCTATTATTTATCTTCAACGGAGACAAACCTAGTCTAGGTGTATTTTTAAGTCTTGTCAAGGGTATTGATAAATATTCAATAAAGTCTTATAATAATGGCAGTCTACGTCAATAATATTACGATCAATACTGGAGAGTATTTTTCAAGAGACTTTTACTTAGATAATATTGACGGTACACCATTAAACCTGGTTGGGTATGCAGGGTCTTCTTATATCCGCAAGCATCCAGAAAGTCTTAACCCAACCGCAAAATTTAATTTAAGTTTTGTAGATAGAGCGAATGGTAGGATAAGAGTATCCCTAGCATCGAGTATAACTGCTGATATTAAACCTGGTCGTTATGTTTATGATGTTTTATTTGTAGATAATACAACTAAAAAATCAATTGTTATAGAAGGCAATATCCTTGCAACTGAGGATATTTCTGATAAATGCGTCCAAACTGTATATACCTACAAGTGGGGTGCAATAACAAATACCACTGGCGGAGATCAATCACTAAGAGCAAATACAGGTATTCTTGAAGCAACTATTAATACACTTGGAGAATATGGAGTAGTGATATTTGGTTATCATTCTGATTGTGGAAGCCTACCAAATACACTTGCAACTCTACAAAACTCTGACAATTTAAATAAGGTAATTCAATACGTTTATAATGGTGGAGTTGTATGGTTTAGAGGTGAGCATAGCGGTTGCGGAAATCAATCTCAATCAAATCAAATTCTTGCTTTACTTGGAACTTCTATAAGGCTTACAGATCCAGGAGTTTCAATTGCGCCTAATGTAACTTTAATAAAAGCAACTTCAAGTCCTCTAATGCCTTCAATAATGATTAATAATGCATCTAACTCAATTATATTAAATGGTGGAAATGGTCTATACAAGTATGGAAATGATTATACAGTTGCCTATGAAAAAATTGGAAATGGTGTGATTTTTGTACAGTCCGATGTTGATGGTAGTTGGCAGACTCCATCAAATGAACTATATGATGGAATTAGAGATTTGGTAGTGTCTGCAGATTATTCATTCACATAATAAATACTTAGAAAACGATGGCAGTATATGTAAATAATCTTACTATCAATATTGGAACAGACTTTACACAAACGTATGATCTGTATAGAAGTGATGGTAAGATAATAGATTTAACAGGATATACTGCGGCATCAAAACTCAGAAAGCATAGAGATAGTGCTACCTCTGTAAGTTTTACTGTTGGATTCCCAAATAGACAACAAGGAAAAATTAAAATATCTATTCCAAGTTGGACTACTAGTAGACTAAAACCTGGAAGATATGTCTATGATATCATGTTAACAAAATCAACTGGTGATAAAGCTATCATCGTTGAAGGAATGATCAATGCACGTGCAGGCATTTCAACTGGTTGCTCATTCTCAACACCTACCAGTGCTCAAAGACTTTGTATTGCTGTAATTGATGAAAACAGTAATACATCAGCATCTGGAATGGGAACATTGTGGGGTCAGTTTAGATCTACATATCCTAATAGAACTTTTTATTTACTACAACCAACAACTGTTGGATATGGTAATAGTGTAAATAATACTAACTATGATGATCTTGCTTGTCCTAATAATTTCTTAACTGAAACAACAGTAAAC